CACCCTACCATAACGTGGGAATCCGTAAGTGCCCCAACTTTGCATATCTGCAGATTCATTATTGATGGCCTTTACATGAAGCACATCGGCTCCATTACTGAAGTTAGCCACCAACTTATGGGCCATTGCTGCAAAAGCACGACGAGAAGAATATGGTTCATGAGCGAGAATACTTGGCTGATTCGTAGGCTTTGTGTCCATCGCTCCCTGCCCCGGTCCTCCAAGCGTGACTGTTACCACAGGTGAGTTCGGCTCTATCTCCTTGACGATATGAGAGTCTGGACTTCCTCTACCTATCTCATTGATGGAACGGGAAGTTGCTGCTTCAGAAAGACCAATGCAGCGTATGGTAGTGAAGTTCTGCCCTTCTCCCTCAGTTTCTTCTATGCTTCTCACACGAGCGCGACTCATGAGATACATGAGCGAGGCTGTGTTCGCATCATCTGAAGTGGAGACTAATGACTTGACGTTAGTCAGTTGATTGGTTCTCCTTCTATCAGATGGTTGAATGATTATTCTGGTGTCTGATGTGGGCGAATCTACTATCTCGATATTGTCTATGATATCGAAGACTTCGTGAATCGGCGTAGAAGACGATGCGGTAGCAGTATCGAACTCTCCAGCAGAAGGACTGTCTGCCGTTGTGTGTGGTTCAACTCTGGAATACAACCCTTTGTCTGTGAGATTTACTTTCTGCTCCACTTTGTTCAATGCTATCCTATTGAATACCGACTCATGAGTTCCAGTGCTACTTACTGATTCCACAATCACTTTCGGTGGACTATTCTGAATCGAGTCAGCATCTGCTCTGGGAGTGAAGTTTACTGCACCTACACCATCAGTGAACCTGTAAGGAGTAAGGGAATCATCTAACTCATCGTCTGCCGAATATCCCTCACTTACATCACCTATCATAGAATGAGGCATGGCTAAACTATTCAATGAGAGTTCTGCGATAGCAGCGATGTCAATATAACCGCCCGGCGAATAGAGAGTCTTTCCAGAGCCTATGGCATTGATTATGGCATCATAGATGTAAGAGCCACCACCAGTAGCCACATCGGAAGCAGGAACGGTTTTCTCAACCATCAATAGGGGTTGGGTTGTTCCACTCATGCTTGCTCCAGTAAGGTCTACTGCGTTGTAGTGAATCTCAACATATGGAGCGAACTTGACATTGGTGCTGCTCAATTGCGGAACATGCAATAATGCTACTCTGCTTTCCTTCGAGGGTCGAAGATGGAATTTTCTTGTTTCGTCATTAAAGGTGCCTTTCCATGCTGGTACTGGCCCCTTTAGCATGAATGGAGTGAAGTCAAAATTAGGACCGCCGATGGCTATGAGTTTCTTCTTTCCAGCAGGAGGTGAAGATGTATTGTGATACGAATTGAAGGCGGCTGTAACAGTGCTCGAATTAACTACATCGTTTATCTTGAAGTTTCCAGCCTCTCTGTATACATCTACCCTGCTATTGACAGATATCTGCTTATCGACACCTTTCTGAGCATCATCATACATAATGTCGATTATATCTGCCGAGCCATCTATCTGTTGGTCGATTATCTCATCGTTGGCTCTTGGGAGTATTCTAAGGAACTCATGACCATCAACATGGTTCAACGTATGTCTCCCACTATGTCCGATTTGAAATGCAGCATCTAATGAAGTGGGCCATACAACTGCATAGGGATTATCGGGGTCGGAGGTAGTAGTAGCCATTCGACTCGAATACACGAAGCCATGAGACTCGAATATCCCCTCATCTATCACCATCTGCCCCGTTCTATCCACTATCTGAGAAGAGAAGTGAGGAGGTTGATACGGCTTCCCAGTCCCACTATCTATCAGTAAGTCTGCACCTATGACCACGAAATGATTGTCTACATCGGTGCTACGGGATGTATGAAGCATTCCTCTAATACCGCTTGTTGGAGTTGCGGCAAAGTCAAGATGAATACTGGAAACAAGACAAGTATTAGTGTCCACATTGATATTATGAAGTCTGAGTCTCTCTGGAGGAGTCTGATTAGGTATCTTAGTATTCGGATTGATGCTACCCGGATTAACGAGTATATTGTATGGAACATGAGGAATCTTTCGCATGGTTGTTCCAGAAGAAGTGCTCTGCGTAATCTCATAATCTCCATTGCTATATGGGGAGGACGTGAAAGCATAATTGCCGCTAACCGTAGATAGCCCCGTTAATTTCTTCGCAAGCGCCGTCGCTTCTGCATCAGAGAGAGTAATTTGCGAGATAGTAACAGACTGCCCTCCAACTTGAGTGCCATTCGTTGCGATATTGGTAATGTTGTATATTCCCTCAATGGGACTAATCGGCTCCTCGAAACGATAGAGAAGTTGAGTGCTACCGTCTGGTAATGGAGTATTGCCAGTAATATGAGTATTTTTCAGTCCTCCATTCAGATGCACGGCTTCGATGACGCCTCTAAACTGACCGCCCTTACCACCTACATACACATGAGCATTAGACTTAGCCAAAGTAAAATTGGTATCCTTAATGTCTTTACTGACTACAATCGACCCATTCACATACAACTCTATCGCCGTCGATTTAACTGCTGCAACTACGTGAAGTAGAGGCCTGTGGTTACGATTTAGGTCAGTAGCATCATCATAGGTTAAACCTGTGAATCTGTTGTATGAATCATGAATCCCACCATATGAAGAAGATGGATAAACAGTGCCCTCATATCTGGTGCTCTGCTTAGTAGCGGTGCTAAGTTGAAATCTTTGAGTGCTCACACCATCCTTGAGAAAGACCTCAAATACTGCAGGGCCGGGAGTATCTACATTGCCTACAGTGAGTTTGAACTGCCCTTCCTTTTCTATCACAGTGCCGCCACAATCTGGCATTATCCAAGCCTCGATGACGAGATAATTGGAGAACTTACCAGATGAAGGAGTTAGTGTACGATGGCCGTGCGGCGATTCATCGAGGATATTTCTTACATCACTCGCACCATCAAGCGTCTTATGACCAAGCGCAGTAAACTGCCCTTCTGGAATAATGATACTATCGCTCACGCCATCAAAGAAGAACGCATGATTGGAGCGGCCTATCACAGTCATATCATCACAACAAGTTATCCACTGGGGCGAATATCATGTTGAACGAGTATACTGTCTCTCCGGCATCATACATAATGTCTAATTTTTGTACAGCGCCTTGAATGCCTGTGAACTTATCTCCTTGGTCGAACGCAACACTTGCTGGGTAGTCGTTACCCTCAGAAGTCTTACCCAAGCCTTTTACTCCGCCAAATAATCCAGTGGGCATGAAAAAGTTCCTTGCAGTATATAATTCTCCATCCTCCGCTTTGATAGATGAATTGTAAGGTATCTGTAATCCTGTGATGTAATCGTTCTCATCATTGGATTTGGTAGTCGCAACTGCTACGCCGGCAAGTGAGCCAGCAAGTGATAAGCCCCCAGTGGCTGGAACAGCAGCAATACCGCCTATAATCATAGCAAGCCCTACAAATTCTCTCCCAGCCTTTGTTACGCTATTATTGAGTATTCCATAGAGGTCCATGGCCTTATCGCCTGCCGATTTCTTCTTACCTGTAGACCCGCCTGAGAAAGGGTTGATTTCCGAGGAAAAGAATCCCCCAGTGACGCCTGTATCGGGGATGAATCTCGGCGTGCCATTATTGGAAACTGCTCCTTTCGCTACCATAGATATGGAAACGCCCCAATTATCTTCATCGCCATCGGGATTTGTAGTCCGTGCAACTGCGCTCGATAAAGCAGCCGAGAACCTATCATTGATACAAGTATTAACAGCACTGGCGAGATTGCCGACAACGGTGCTATCTGCCTCAGAGAGGTTGATTAGAACATCGTCATTACCTGAATTATGCCTTGCGACACCAGAACCCGTCGAAGTGAAAGTGATGTATCTCTTGGTGCCAGAAAGGTCGGTTATCTCTAACTTCTGGCCCAACAGAGCAGTGAGATTAGTGCTTGTTGCGAATGCTTCGTGTCTATGTCCAAGCCCACCGCCTCTTGCGAAGTTAATCACGGCTGATGCTGCCGTGCTTGCTCCAGCACTCCTATCGTCGGCTATTATGCCTCTGATGTTTATCATCGCTTGGTTCACGTTAAGGTCGAATCCTATACGCTTGCTACCACTGAAGGGCATAGGCGACCCGCCTACCTTTCTTGTTGTAGTCAGGACCATCTCTTGAGCATCTAACTCAATGAGTCTACCATTCTCTTGCACGAGTCTAATGGGAGTAGCAGAAGGCATTATGCATACCTACCACGTTGCGTCACACCGCCCATGTTTCTTGCGAGTTCCTCTTGAATTAAGTCACTCATTTCACGAGCCAATGCTCTCTTATCTGAGCGGTCTGTTACACCGCTCATTTCTATTGACATATTGAATGTTTGAGTGACTCCACCCTGAACGGATGTACCTACTGTAGTGCTCCCGCCACCGCCACCGCCACCGCCGGTAACGAGATTTTTTCCTCCACCCACTATTGATTTACCAAAATTGAAGACCTTACCCAATGAGCCACCTATGATATCCTTAGCCGTTTTCAGTATGTTCATCAAGGCGTCAATAATAGCCCCCACTCCATCTTTGAGGAACAAGAATACCGGACCAAGCGTCTTATCATAAACGCTCTTCATCACACCCATCACTCTACCCCATGCAGAAGCAAGAGCGTCGAATATACCTCCGACAACCTTCTTCATACCTCCCCAGATTTTACCCCATGTAGAAGCAAGAGCGTTGAATACACCTCCAACAACCTTCTTCATAGTTCCCCAGATAGGGGTGATTACCTTGTTCCATACAGCGGAAAGACGGCCGACTAAAATATCCCAGATATTCTTGATATTATCAATGGCTTTCCCCCACCGTAATGTTATGAGATTGAAAATGAACCCTAACGTATTTTTGAAAATCTCCCATATCGGAACTAAGATTTCATTCCAAACCCCTTTCATGAGTTTGACGAGTCCTCTCCAAAGAGCCCCAATAAATTTGAACACAGGAGCAACAAGATTCTTGAATCCCTCCCAAATGGGAGCGAGATGCTCGTTCCAAAACTCCTTAATCTTGGTGAATGCCTTGATTGCTACTCCTTTTACAGCAGAGAAGATGCCCTTTAGTGCACCACCGATACCCGATGCGATGCCTCCAAGCCCACTCATAGCACTGCCTATCCCACTAAGAGAACTTGATACTGCAGAAAGTGAGTTTAGTAATGCACCTAGCGCCATCAGATATCCTCTCCATCTAAGAATGAATAATCAAGAGTCACGGTTTCATTTCCAGTAGAGTCTTGCATATGCTGTCTTTTCCTTTCCTTGTCTTCTTCATCATTGATTGCGAGCGCCCAAGCAAGGGACTGGGTGAAAATCTCCTTATCCATCTGATATACCTCTGTAAGCGATATGCTGTAATGTTTCGCCACGATATAGGCGAACAACTGAGCCTGCAGTCCAAAATCTTCGATAGATTCTATCTTCCGTTTCTTAAGGAACTGCTGAACTCTCAATTGTTCGCGTTCGTAAAACCCCCCTGCATCACCTCTGCAAGTTCATCTGGCTTTGGTAATAGCGCGGCTAACTGCTGCCCTACGTAGGCATTAACGTTGGCTAAGTCATCCGGTGAGAGTTCGGGATTAGTTCTCAATATCCAATTGGTGAAGGCGTATTTCCAATAACCTTCAAGGTCAAGTTTGACGTCGTCACCATCGACAAGAAAGAGGTTCTGGGCGGCTTTTTGAACGTCGAAAAACGAAATGTCGCGCACCCACACCTCCATCTTTTCATCTGGATTATCGCGGTTTACGCCAATCTCATGTCTTCGTTCATTCTTCTTCGCTACTATATTCTCCTTGTTGTCCACTATTGTCATTTTCAGTCACTTCCATGGTTACAGCCTCTTCCGAGGGGGCATCCGACGTTTCCTCAACAGCCTCTTCCGAGGGGGCTTCGGTCTCGCTTTCAGTTTCCTGTGTAATTGTTATTCCTTCATCGTGTTGCCTCAAACGCAAAACGACTTCTGACTTGGTGCCACGAATTGTAAGTCCTCTTTCTCTACATTCGTCCTGTAATTCTCGAACTGTCCATGAGTGGTAATCCACTTCACCAAATGGGTTGCTCTCAG